GTACCAGTGTAACCTATTACCTCCACCAGCATTCGCTTGCAGATAAAAACACACAGTACAATCAATGTTTTAAGAACTCGGAAAGAGTACTAATAAACCTAATGAAAAAGTCTAAGCGCTCTTAATTCTTTTATAGTATTTTTCTCATTTTTATTATGTTTTTCAATTTGCTACCGCCTCATCATTGGGGCGGTAGTTTTTTATTCCTCACCTTCTTTTACCTGCTCCTGTTCAAAACGTTCTTTCAGCTGCATACTATCAGCCTCCTTACGTACAAGGTACTCAATAAGGTTCGCTTGCGACATTCCTTTTTTGTCGGCTAATTCTTTGAGGAGAGTAATGAAACTATCCGATACTCTAATGTTTAATGATTTGTCTTTTCTTCGTGCCATAATGTTAAGTATTACATTCCGCAGCAAAGGTAAAATGTATTTTTATATGTATATACACAAATCTACACATTTAACAAAAGTTTAACATTAAAAACTTGTAAGTATAGCAAAATGTATATACCTTTGCACCGTCAAAATGATAGAACAAATAATAACAATTAAACACATTAATAGTATGAAAGCATTAGAATTAAAAGACCTCAAAGCAGGTAACATTTACAAAAGAATAGATAAAAATTACTACACAGAATATAGTGCTTATGTAGAAGTAATTTCAGAAGGGGTATGTAACTATATTTTCATAATGTACAATGAACAAGGCGAAGTTGCTTACTTCTATGTTAATAAGAATTGCCCTTTAAAAGAGATTCAAACTCTTTATGCAAGATATGAGCTTTCTACTCAAAAAGAGTTCAAAGCAGCACTAAAAATGATAAAAGACAGTTTAACATTTTAAAACAACATCAAAAATGAATGCACAAATTAAACCAGTAATATTTTACACCTTACCTTATCTTGAGTCAAGCACGAAAAGAATTATAGCAACTAATGCCCCTATAAAATTAGGTAGAGGCGTTAAAGAAATTAACCCTTATACCAATTATAAATACGCTTACTTAGTTACTTTGAAAGCGTTTGAATCATTAAGTGCTACTCACCAATTAATATATAAAGAATTTTAACCAATCAGACCTAAGCAAGTCTTTAAACTGCTTTTAAACTCTATTTAATAACCTTTTAAATCAATATAAAAATGAAAGCACTACACGACACCATAAACGACCGCTATATTATCAGCACCTACTTTGATAAAGCTGCAAAAACATATATCACCAGTGTAACTGACAAACACACTTTTGATATTATCAAAGAAAGCAAATCATCTACCTACAACAATGCTAAAACCATACACAAAGCAACCGTATTACACTACACACTAAAAAATAATTAATAACCTTAAAACACATACTAAAATGAAAAATACCGACAAAAAGAACGTTTTTACACTTGCTTGGCAGTTTGCACGCCAAACAGGGCTATCATTCAGTGAATGCCTCAAAAAAGCGTGGGCAAATATCAAACTCAAAAGCAAAATGAGCAGCCAAATCGTACGCTTCTACTTTCAAAAAGTAGACGGCACAACCCGTGAAGCGTGGGGTACATTACGCCCCGATTTACTACCTCCTACCCAGCAAAGCCGCAAAACCAATAATACTGTACAAGTATACTTCGATACCGAATGCCACGAATATCGCTGTTTTAAGAAATTCAACCTTGTGAGTATCGCATAAAATCACTATATTTGCACCATTCAAAAAATGTCAAAAAAATGTCAAACTATCAGCAAGCAATATATCAATAATCGCCGTACCTTTGCCTTGAATGTAAGACCATTCAGCAAGTACATTGATTTATTGCTATATTTGCAACCTGAAAAACAATTTAACAAATGAATACATTAACATTACAAATCACAGGTAATAATTTTGAAGCCATATTAAAAGGTTCTCAAAAAATTGAAACTCGTCTTTGCGACACGCCTAAATTAATTAATAGATATTTTTTCGTTAATGATAAGGGCGAAAATGAAATACGAAAATACGATGCTTTAAGACTAATCAATGGTAGGGGGAAATCAGGTACAAACCCTGAATTAATAGTTAAAGTAGTAGAGACAAATTGGCACGACTATATCGACGAAAAAGGCGAACAAATGACCTACGAATTTGAAGGTGATGAATACCCCTATATAGGTATTGAGTTCAAGTTAGGTAAGGTAATTGAACACAAAAACATAGAAAAATTCTTAAAGTAAAAGAATAAAAAATACAGAAAAACTAATAGAGGTTGCAAGTGAATAAAAAACGCTTGCAGCCTCTTTTTATTAAAATAATTATTTAAAAATTCTTTATTATGGCAAAAAAAGTAACTTTATTCGCTACTTCTGGTTATAGCGGTGGTAGACGAGGGGCAACAGACCCAACAACAGGTAAAGCCAGTCACGGTGGGCGATATATCTCACGTGAACAACGTAGAGCTGACTTAAGAGCAGCATTTGGCGTAAAAGGATAACATTATGTCTAAATTCGCACAAACACAAGCAATAATACAGTCTATCCGTACCCAAACGGATACGGCTGTATTATTCTATTCAGCAGGAGGCAAAGACAGCATCGCACTGCTCGATATGCTCGCACCTCGCTTTAAGAAGGTAATATGCTATTTTATGTACCTCGTCAAAGACTTAGAGCATATACAGATATACATAGACTGGGCAATCAAAAAATACCCAAACGTAGAAGTCCGCCAAATTCCACACCTAATGTTAGATGTTATCAGGAAAAACGGCTTTTTCTGCGATGAACAACCCGATACCAAAGTACGCAAAATAGGTGAGATTGAACAATCTGTAATGCAAGAATGCAATGCCCAATATGCCTTTTCAGGAATGAAAGGCGTTGATGGCTTTATGAAACGTATGCGCCTTAAAATGTGGGCTCCTACCTTCACTTCTCCCAAAGGTATGGTATATCCATTAGCACTATGGACAAACAAAGAAGTATTACAGTATATCATCAATCGTAACCTTATCAAACCAATGGTATATACAGCTAAGTCCGTAAGTCAAGGGGTAGGATTAGATTATGAAACATTATCTTTTTTACAAAAGTACTATCCTAATGACCTAAAAAAGATACTCCAAGAGTTCCCTTATGCCGAAGTAGCCCTACATCAAGAACCTCAAAAAACACAAACCAATGAAAGAGTTTAAACAGTCCGAAACACAAACCATACAACGCTCACAAATACACTTTGCTCCTTACAATCCAAAGAAACACACAGACGAGCAGGTAAAAGCAATCCTAAAAGACCTTAAAAATAATGGTTTCTATGGTGGCATTGTTTGGAATAAAGTAACAGGCAACCTTATTGACGGGCACAAGCGAGTAATGGCACACGACCTATATCACAAGTATAATGGTACTCCTGAAACTGACTACCCTATCAAAGTAGAAGTAGCCGAGTTTGACCTTAAAACCGAAAAAGCACGCAATATATGGCACACCAAAAGCCAAACGCCCTTAGACGATGACCTTATGCGCGCATTAGTCCCCTCCCTTGAAAACTACCAAGAAGCAGGGCTAACCGATTTTGATGTGTCTATGTATAGTACGAGTATAGATGATTATTCGTCTTATTCCTTTGATGATACCTACACCCCTCAACAATGGTCAAAAAACACAGAAGATGATGAAGCACTACAAGCCATTGACGAGGCTACCAAAGAAAGTGAAGAAAACCACAATATAGACCGCTCTGTAAATTTCTATGATGACACCCCTGAAAATCAAATCGCACGACACAACGAAATACAGAAAGTAAAAGACCGTATCAGCAACACCAATAATTCAGACAAAGACGGAGGTATGTTATCTTATGTAGTAGTCAAGTTTCAAAACCCAAAGCATAAAGAAGCCTTTATGATACGTATGGGATACGACCCCTACGAAAAGATGATAGAAGGAGAAGAATTTTCAAATAGTATAGAGCGCATAGACTAATAACTTTCAATAAAAATCAATATGAAACCACGTAAGAAGATAGATAACGAAAAATACACCGATGAGGAACTAAAACAAGCTCTTATCAAAGCCAACGGACAACCTACAAAAGCTGCTGAAATGTTAGGAGTAGATTATTCAGGGGTATATAGACGCATTCGCAAAAACCCCGAATTGGAAATCGTTCAAAAAGCCTACCGAGCACGTACCTTTAACGATGTGTCTAACTTGGTGTCAGTCATTGCCATTATGGGTGTTATCCGTGAACCTCTTACTGATGAAGACGGCACTGTAATACCTAACAAATTCCGTGAAGTGCCAGTCGATTATAAAACACGTATGACAGCAATGCAAACAGTACTTTCTACCTTCAAAACCGATGACGGCATCAAAGAAGAGGTATCCGTACAAGGCAGCATCGACATCGCCCAATGGCTCAAAAGCAACAGTAAAAGTAATGATTAAAACGCAACCCGTATATAACCCCCTATATCTGAATAAAGATAAGTTCATCACTATCCTCTCAGGAGGTCGAGGCAGCGGCAAGTGCCTAAAAAAAGGTACAAAAGTGATTATGCACGACCTAACCCTTAAACCTATTGAAGAAATACAAATAGGTGAAAAAGTAATGGGTGATGATTTTACTCCCCGAATAGTAACCAATACTAATTCAGGGGTAGGAAAGCTATTTAAAGTAAAACAGACAAGCGGAATAGATTATGTTGTTAATCAAGACCATATTCTAACCTTAAAGAAGTCCGAGTCTTGTAAGAACGAATTAAAGAATGGCAAACCTAAACCACGATACACATCTTACGATGATATAATAGATATTCCTATAACAGATTTCATCAGTAAAAGTAAAAGATTTAGAGAGAATTTCAGAGGGTTCAAAGTAGATAGCATTCCTTTCAATTCTCAAACCGTAGAAATCCCCCCATACCTATTAGGCGTATGGTTAGGAGACGGCACTTCTATATATCCACAGATAACAACCCCTGAACCTGAAATTCTTGAATATATATCAGAATATGCAAAAAACGAGGGTATGGTTATATCAATAAATGGGGATAGAGGCAAAGCAAAAACATATAGAATAAGGAAACAAGGAGGTATAACCAACTCTTTAATGAATAAATTAAGAGATTACAACCTAATTAACAACAAGCATATTCCTCAGCAATACATATCCAACACTGAAAGTTGTAGATTACAATTGTTGGCAGGAATAATTGATACTGATGGATATTACAACAAGGGAAACTATTACATAACACAAAAAAATGAAACATTAGCAAGGCAAATTAAATTCACTGCTGATACCCTCGGTTTTAGGACATCAATAAAAGAAAAGAGAGCATTTTGTAATGGTAAAGATTGCGGAATTGTTTATAATATCACAATTGGGGGTGATATTTGGAAAATTCCTTGTATAGTTGAACGTAAAAGAGTATCTGAAACAGACCTATCAAAAAACAAAGATTGGCACTTATCTTATATCACGATTGAAGAAGAGTCAGAAACAGGTGAATGGTTTGGAATTGCTGTAGATGGAAATCATCGTTTTCTGTTAGAAGATGGTACTGTTACTCACAACTCCTACAACGCCTCTACCTTCTTGGAACGCTTATCTTTTGAAGCTGGGCATAAGATACTATTCAGCCGTTACACAATGGTATCCGCCAACAGTTCTATCATTCCTGAGTTTGAAGAAAAGATACAAGCCGAAGGCACTGGGGCATATTTCAGTATCACCAAAACAGCGATTAAAAACACCTTTTCAGGCTCTGAAATACTATTTAAGGGTATCAAAACCTCATCAGGAAACCAAACGGCAAACCTAAAATCATTACACGGTATTACCACCTTCGTAGGCGATGAAATGGAAGAATGGCTATCAGAGGAAGATTACGAAAAGCTAATACTCTCAATCCGTCAGAAAGGCAAGCAATTACGGGTTATCCTCATTCTAAACCCCTCCAATGCCGAGCATTTCATTTATAAGAAGTACATTGAAAAAACGCATAAAATAGTAAATATTGACGGCGTAGAAGTGCAACTATCCACCCACCCCGATGTATTGCATATTCATACCACCTACTTTGATAATGCAGAAAACCTCAATGAGCAGTTTTTTAAGCAGATTGAGGAGATAAAAGCCCAAAGCCTCGCACAAGCCACCGATGAGCAAGGCAAATTCAGTCAGTCCCTGTTCAACAAAACTAAATACGCACAAAAAATCATAGGACGCTGGGCTGATGTATCCGAAGGGGTCATATTCACCGATTGGGAAGAGGGCGAGTTTGATACCTCACTTCCTTATGGTTACGGACAAGATTACGGCTTCAGTATTGACCCTGATACCCTCATCAAGGTAGCAGTTGATAAAAGAAGAAAGATTATTTACATAGATGAAAAATACTATAACAACAAGCAACTATCCTCTGACGGACTATATCAACTCAATAGCAACCTCATAGATAGACCTGATGACCTTATCGTAGCCGATAGTGCCGAACCTCGCCTCATTGCCGACCTGAGAGACAAAGGACTAAATATAGAACCTTGCGAAAAAGGAGCAGGAAGCGTATCAGCAGGTATAACCACAATGCTCAATTACAAGTTAATGGTAACGCCTCACAGCTTCAATGTGAAGAAAGAGCTGAAAAATTACGCTTGGAACGACAAAAAGGCAGGTATACCCATAGATAACCACAACCACAGCATAGATGCTATTCGTTATATAACTATGAAGCTGCTAAGCGGTACTAACAATAACCTATACCAACTCGCCTCAATGATTTAACCGAACACAAAGCCACCTTACAGCCACCTTACAGCCATCTAAGAGCCACCTAACACACAAAAATACCCAAAAATGAATAATAATACAATAACAGAAACACAACAAAACACCAAAAACGCCGAAGATTTTAAACAAGGGGTAACTCCAATAGATATTTCGCAATTCCAACGACAATACGATGTTAAAAAGCACGAAATACTCACCAACAAGCACCGCTATCCCGACCCCGAGATAATGATACCACTCACTGACGAAGTGGGTAACCCCCTATTAGATATCCAAGGCAAACCACGATTTGAAAAGCGTACCCGCTCCCTCAATCGCATAGGGCTGCCCTACCAAAAGCGCATTGTCGAAATCGCTACGATGTTCCAAACCGCCATACCCTACAAATACACCGCTGAAGACAGCAAGCTATTTGCCGCCTTTCAAGAAGTCATCAAAGCAAACAAAATGAACTTTTCCGACAGCAAACTATGCACAGAAGTAAAGCGATACACCCAAGTAGCCGAGTTGTGGTACTTAGAAGAGCAGCCTAACGAGCAATATGGGGTATATTCTCAATTCCTATTGCGCCACAAGGTACTATCACCTGAAAAGTACAAGCTATACCCACGCTTTGACGATAACGATAACCTAATATCATTTGCTGTTGAAAGCACTACAAAAGATAACAAAAAGACCATTTTACAAGCATTTACCAATGAGGAAGTATATACTTTCACTACTGAAAACGGACAAACTACTACCGAGGTAAAACCCAACATCATCGGCAAAATACCCGTAGTGCTATACCAACAAGACAAGCCCGAATGGGAAGCCGTGCAGCACCTCATCGAAATAGCCGAAGAACAACGTACCTACTTTTCTGAAAGTAACAAGAAATTTGGCGAACCTATCCTAATGATAGCTGGTAAAGTAGAAGGTAGGACAGCGGCTAACAACACTGGCGGAAGAGTCTTCGAGGTAACAGATGGGGGTAATGTACAATTCGTGGTACCACCCAATGCCAATGAGAATTTCGACCGCGAAATGACAATGAACCGCCGTGATATACACGAGTTCACCCACACCCCCGATCTTTCCGATGAGTTCTACGCTGGCAAAGGCAATATGCTTTCAGGCGTAGGGCGCAAATTAGCGTGGTTACCCGCACACCTCAAAGTAAAAGACAACGAAGCTATATTCATACCTGCCCTACAAAGGCGTATCAATATCATTTTAGCCTTCCTTTCTAAGATGTATCTACCCTTCGAGAAAGAACTGAAAGATATAGATATTACCCCTATCATTACCCCGTTTGATATTGACGATGATACCGAAATGATACGTACCCTTATGGAAGCTAACGGAGGCAAACCTTTATTATCCCAAAGAGAAGCAATGCAGCGTTTCGGTATCACCGACCCTGAAGCCCAATTACAGCAAATCAAAGACGAGGAAAATAACAACCTCAATGAAGCAAATATCTAATGAATTACGATGAGCAACACAGAAAGCACCTAATGGCATACCTACAACAGGTAGAACGATTGTTTTACCAGCTTGTAGGTACAGCCGTCTTTATAGCCCTCAAAACCAACTATAAGGAACTCATCGCAAGTACATTATTTGCTTTTGCTTCCGCCAAAAAAGGAAAAGCCTTTGATAAGGAATTAGCTAATTTCAGCAACCAATTAGACCAAATCATAAAGCAAGGTATCACCAACGAATGGGCTTTTGCCAACAGCAAACAGGACCAACTACTAAGAGAAGGACTAACCAAGTACCAGAACTTAGAATCCCTCGAAGCCTTCAAAGTACGAAAGATTAAAGACTTTACCATATCAGATAGAGTATGGGACATTGCCAAAAAAGCCCAAACTGAAATAGAACTTGCCTTATCTGTATCATTAGAAGAAGGCAAAAGTGCCGTACAACTAAGCCGTGAAGTGCGCAACCTACTGAACAACCCTACCGCTCTATTCCGTAGAGTGAGAGACCAGTACGGCAACCTTGTACTGAGCAAGAACGCTCAAAACTATCACCCTGGGCAAGGAGTGTACCGAAGTGCCTACAAAAACGCCTTGCGCCTTACCAGCAACGAAATCAATGTAGCCTATAAGTCCGCTGATTGGTTACGGATACAGCAAAACCCCGACATTGTAGGCTTCGAGGTACGCCTATCACCACAGCACAAAGTCTATGATATGTGCGATGAGCTCAAAGGCAAATATCCTAAAACCTTCCACTTCCACGGCTGGCACGTAGGCTGCAAGTGTCATATCATCACCCTGCTAAAAACTGATGAAGAGCTTATCAAGGAACTCAAAGCCGATGAAACTTTGCCCCCTGAAAGTTCTTCTAATTACGTAGCCGAAGTACCCAACAACTACAAGCAATGGGTAACCGACAACAAAGACCGCTTCAAGAATTGGAAAACAAAGCCCTATTTCATTGAAGCTAATAAAGAAATAACCATAAGTAATGAGGTGTCTCAATTAATGAAAAAAGCTATCAAATCAGAGCCTGAAATAAAATCAATACTTAATAAACTCACTAAGGAATTAGGAGGATATGCAACACCTATTAACTATAAAAGTCGAGAGTCTATTTTGCGCAAAGTTACCGATGAACTCAATGGGAATGTAGAGGGCATTAAAGATAGTATAAGGGCTACAATCATTGTACCTGAAGAAAAAATGAAAAATATTTTGCCGTATTTACAAAAAAGTAGTATATTTGCACGTGTAAAAAACCAAACCCCCGAACAATTCTTAGGGTATAGCGGTATTCTTACTAATATTCGCACACAGCAAAATATCTTCGCTGAAATTCAATTCAATACTGAAAAAATGATTTACGCTAAAGAAACACCTCATAATGCCATTCGCATTTTGGGGCAAAAAAGATATGATGATATAAGAAAAGAAACAGGGCTTGAAGGTGGTTTAGGACACAAGTATTATGAAGAAATAAGAGTACTTAAAGCAAAGGCAAATAATACTCTTAACATATTAAAGCAGATAGACGAATTAGAAAAACAATCCCTTAACTATTACAACAAATTCAGATGAGCAACCATACACAAATAATCCAAAATTTTCAAAACCACACAGATACCTACATCTATGATGATTGGCAAGAAATAGTCATCAAATTCACCCGTGAAGGTGAAGAAATAGTTTGTTATGCTAAACAAAAAGGAGAATCTCCATATCTTATAGACTGGGGAACTAACATTGTAATGAACTCACGCATTAGCGGACAAATAGTAGATGAAACCTTTTATAAAACCTTTTAGACCTATGTTAGAAAAAGCGATACAAATAGCCATTGAGGCACACCAAGGACAAACCGACAAAGCAGGAGCACCATACATACTGCACCTTATGCGTGTGATGAATGCAGGACAAACTGAAAACGAAAAAATTTGTGGCATATTGCACGATTTAGTAGAAGATACTAAATGGACTTTTGAAGACCTCAAAAAAGAAGGCTTTTCAAAAGAAGTTATCAGTGCCTTAATCTGTGTAACCAAACAGCCTAACGAACCATACACTCACTTTATAGAACGCATCAAAACAAACCCATTAGCCATTAATGTCAAACTAAACGACCTAAAAGACAATATGGATATTACACGACTAATATTTATTACTGAAGAAGACACACGACGATTAAACAAATATCTCAGGGCGTATCAACACCTCTTGAGTTATATAAAAAAGACACCTCAAAAATAATTGTGCATTATCTTTGAGGTGCTGGGGGTGCGGGCTTTGTAGCTTATCAATAGAAGCGTCCCCCACCTTGTAAAGTTCATAAATACCCTTTACAACACCGCAAAGATACAACAATATTTCTAAATAACAACAAAAATATGAAAATTAACACTATAGACATACAAACCACCTACCACACCCACCTTTTAGACGATAACTACAAAGACCTTCTTTGCTACCCTCCCCTAAAAAAACTACCCTTTAACGACTGGGCAGAGTATAACAGCAAAGAGTACGACACCACCGCCCCCGTACTCGATACTCAACAATACACCCTCACCTTCATCAGCAAGGCAACCCATTACACTCCCTTCATAACCTTCCTAACCGCTCAAACCTATAACGATTTTCATTTTGAAGAGTTAGGCAAAACCTTTCGCCTCCGCTTCGTATCCGCTCAAAAAGCCAAAACCGAACAAGGCTATATCACTACTGATATTACCCTCGCTAACGATACCCCCCTACAAGGCTACACCTACACCGATCCCAATGCCACCCTGCCCATTTCAGGCTTCACTATAGACGGTACAGACCTATCCATGTATGGCATTTATCTACTCGAGGAAAATCAAAACACACTCCTGCCCACCTACGATGTAAAAGAGCACCTCACCACCACCAGCAATACCCTTGTAGGCGTACAATACGCTCAGCACGCCAACACATTCAAAGAGCGCACCCTTACCCTGCATTGCTATATCAGTCAGCCGCTCACCTCCTTTTGGCAGCTATATGATGCGCTACTATACAACCTCACCAAGCAAGGCGAACGAACCATTAACATTCCCCTCTCTTTTAGAGGGGTAGGGGGAGGACTTAAAGCTATCTACCAAAAAGCAAGTGTCAAGAATGCACTGCTTATCGGCAATACCCTTAAGGTAGAATTTACCCTTACATTCGTCCTCATCTAAAAATGTCAAATAATTGTCAAACCACCTTGCCAATATCCTATCAATACTAACGTACCTTTGCATCACTTGTAATTCAAAGTTATGCAAATCAATTTCAATACCACTCGCCTCGATATACTCCCTACTGATGAGAGTTACCGTTATCGCTCTATAATGGGCGAACATACCCTCACCCTATACTTTTCATTACCCACTTATACCGACATTCCTACCGGTGCGTGGTGCGAGTTCCAAGGCGAACGGTACACCCTCAATCAACCCGCCAAGGTAGTGAAGCATAACACTCACCACTTCGAGTACACCCTCACTATGGACAGCGAGGGCGCAAATCTCAAGAATTACAAGTTTCGTAACCCCAACGATAAAACCCTAAAATTCCCCTTCACAGCCTCACCACGCTACCATATTCAGATATTGGTAGATTGCCTCAATAGTTCCCCCTCTTTTGGAGGGGGGCAGGGGGGAGATTGGCAAGTAGGAACTACTATTGAAGCCTCCGAAAAACTCATCTCCTACAACCACAACAACTGCCTCGAAGCCTTAGATATGATAGCCAAAGCCTTTGAAACCGAATACGAAATCATAGGCAAAACCATACACCTTCACAAGGTGGAATACTTCAAAGACAATCCACTACCCCTCCAATACGGCAAGGGCAAAGGCTTCAAAACAGGCGTAAGTCGTACTACCGAGCAAAGCCGTATCACACGCCTATATGTACAAGGAGGAGAACGCAATATCGACCGCTCCAAGTACGGCAATAAAGAACTATTACTGCCTAAATCACAAGAGTACGTATACGAGGGGGTAACCTTCATTTCTGATGACAAAGGGCTATCAATAGCCATCAAGAACGCCCAAAACAACGGCTTTATCAATGAACAAAGCCTCGACCTTTCGCATATATACCCCAAGCGCAAAGGCAAAGTATCAGCAGTCTTTGAAGTAGATAAAGCCAAACACTTCTACGACTTTACGGACACCACCATACCCCAAGCCCTCAACTTTTGGGATATGCGCATCAATGGCGAAAAGATGCTTATCTACTTTGAAAGCGGTATGCTTTCAGGACGTGAGTTTGAGGTCAATCATTACGACCACACTCAAAAACGTTTCCAATTACAGCCCAAAGAAGAAGACGGCACAACAATGCCCAACGATATATTCAAGCCAGCCATAGGCGATGAATATTCCGTCTATAATATGCAAATGCCTAATGCCTATATTTGCGACAACGCCTCAAAATCAGGTGCCAGCTGGGAGATGATGAAAGAAGCCTGCAAATACCTATACGAAAACCGCGCCGACCTCTTCACCTTCACCGGAGATTTAGACGGCATATGGGCAAAAAAGCAATGGACTAATATAGGCGGACGGCTTAAAATGGGGGCTTATATCCACTTCTCCGATACCGAGTTTCAGCGCACCCCCGTAGCCATTCGCATCGTAGGGCTCAAAGAGTATGTAAACAACCCTTATAGCCCACAAATAGAGCTATCCAACAAGGTACAAGGGCAGTCCTTCGCCACCGAAATACGCAAACTCCAAAACCAAGAAGTATATTTCGGCGAACTCAACAAGCGCACCCTATCCGAAACCAAACGCAGCTGGCGCAACGCCTTAGAGACCATTAAGCAGGTAGAAGAAGCCTTCCCCGAATACACCAAGAGCATCATTCCTGTCACCGTACAGACGATGATGGCATTAGTAGGCAACAAGTCAGGGCAATTTGTCTTTGTCAGCAGCAAAGCCAACCCTATCACCGTACCTCATACCTTGTACTTTGATAGGAACAACAAGCAAATCAATGCAGGCAGCAGTTGGATAAAGCACTACGCATTAGGTACAACCGACATTAAGCCCAATTATTCAGCAGCGGACTATAAATATTGGTACGCACCAGCCTTTGTGTCAGGCAGGTTAGACGATAAGGCAAAAACCTATTATCTATATATCAAAGCAAGCAAAGTCGTAGAAACAGCCCAGTTTGTCCTATCCGAAACCAAGATAGACATCGAGCAAGAAGCAGGCTATTACCATTTTCTATACGCCACTGTCAATTCCGAGTACAATGACGAACGCGGTATAGCCCAGCTCAACGGCTTTACCGAAATCACCGGCGGACAAATCAAAACCGATAAGATAACATCAGGCAATGGCGAGCAGTATATCCACCTCTTAGATAAAGAAATCATCATCAAAGCCAACCTCCACATCACCGACGGCAACAAAACCGAAATAAAGCAACTCGTTAATCCTGATTTGCTCTCATTAGAGAACAGATTAAAGCAGTATTCTAACGACCAAACAAGCAATATCCAAGTAGGCGGACGTAATTTGCTGCTCAATAGCAAAGATGAACAATATAAAGAATATAGGGGTACTTCTGAAGTATACATAATTTACCAAATTGCAAGCGGTCAATTAGAGCCTAACACTCAATATACATTATCTTTGGAGTACAAGAGTCAAGATTTACGAAGTGTTGATTTGTTTTTTGTAGCTAATGATTATACACAATCTCACTATAAAAATTTACCAAACACCAACGGATTATGGAAAAGAGAAACATTCACTTTCACTACAAACGATAAAAATCCAAGAGGATATATTCGTATTGATAACAATGGTAGTGCATTAGGTAATGTAACCTCTAAGCTATGGACAAGGCTCGTTAAACTCGAACGCGGCAACAAACCCACCGACTGGTCTCCCGCTCCTGAAGATTTAGAAACTCAAATACAAACCGAAAAACAAGCCCGTGAGCAGGCCATCGCTACCGCTAAAGCTGCCACAGAAGAATATGCACGTACCCAGTCAGAACTCACCAAAACTCAAGCTATATCCGAAGCCAATAAGCAGGCAGGCATAGCCATAACAGCCGAACAACAAGCACGTATCTTACAACTTCAGCAGAATTTGCAGCAAGCTAAAACCTTTGCCCAGCAAAAAGTAGACGAATTGAATATTGGAGGGCGAAATCTAATTCTTAACACAACATCTGGACAAGTTATTTATCAATTGCCTCTTACAAAATTATCTTTATCATCACAACTTGAGATTGGAAAACAATATACTATATCTTGGAAGGGTAAAATGGTGGATAATTATTTAGATAATTGGGTAGCTGTACAACGATTAAATGCGTGGGAACATTCTCCTGATGAAGTTATGATTCGTGAACGTATTAATAGTGTTGAGGAAAAACTGTATTCATATACATTTACTGCTAAAAACTCTTCTGAAAGACCTGAAATAGGTATATGGATATGGGGAAAAGTAAGCATTGGAAGTCTTAAACTCGAACGCGGCAACAAAGCCTCAGACTGGTCTCCCGCTCCTGAAGATGTATGGAATACAATGGTCGATTTAGGCATCATTGACAAAAACGCAATGAACCTCACCAAAGCGGAAAAAGCAAATGTTAAGTACATTAATGGCATCTTTAGCAAAGGATCCGACTATACCAATGGTACAGAAATCGTAAAAAACACCATCACCACAGGAGCACTCACTGTAGGCAACACATTAGGCGGCAATGCAGGTATTAATGGGGCAGGATTAGCTAGTAATTCTATACGTTTCTTTGCCGGAAAGCCATATTCACAAAAAGAACAAGCTCCTTTCAGAGTTGATGACAACGGAGAACTATGGGCTACCAACGCTCATATATCAGGACACATAGAAGCACAAAGTGGTAGCTTCAAAGGACACGTCGAAGCCTCAAGCGGACAAATAGGTAACTTTGCAATAGTAGATGGTTACATTCAGACGGTACCTCCTAAAAATAATTTAACTGGAGAAACACAAGATAGCTGGACGCCTCGCTCTAAATATGTATCTATAAATGACTACTTTATTCTTTATCGTATTAATGGTTTGATAAGAAAAGATGACTATTCACAGGTTATTATAGGACACACGGCTGAAGCATCATCAGGAAGAAGAGGTGCTTTGCAAGTGATACGTTCTGTACAAAACTCTCAATTTTTCCCTGAAGTCAATACTGCACTTTCAATATTAGCTAAAGGTAATAATAAAGAAAATGTCGCCCTCAATATCGAAGATGGCGATATAAAAGTCAAAGGTCAAAAAGGATACTCCGGAAAAGTAGGTATTGGCAGCGGATACTATCTAATCATTACCAATGGTATTGTAACAAACCTCATCAGAGAATAATTTAAAACAA